CGGGCGTCACGGGAACGGCCGATATCGCGGGTACTGCCCTTCTCGATGGAGCGGCGGCAGGCGTCTCGGCGGTCGATGCGAGCCTTAGCGTAGCGCGGCCCTTGACGGGGGACGCGGCCTCGGGCTCATCGGCTGTCGGCGAACTGATCGCCATGCGCCCCTTGACCGGTTCCGTTGCCAGCACTTCCGCTGTTACCGCAACGCTCACGCCCGAGCGCGGGCTAACAGGCGCGTCCGTATCCGCATCCTCGGCAGTCGGCGAGCTGGCGAACGTCGCGTCCCTGTCAGGCTCTACGGGCGGACTATCAACAGCCGCATCCGAGTTGACGGTTACGAGCCCTTCCACTACGGACCTAACCGGAACCGCAAGCGGAACGTCCGGGGCGAGCGCGGCCCTGACCTCGACGCAAGCCTTGGCAGGGACCATTACAGCCGTATCCTCCGCGACGGCAGACCTGTCCATCGTCAGCGTAACCGTCACGTTATCGAGCACCGTACAGTTGACGGAACAGGTCAGCGGCCAGATCGACGTTGACACTTATTCATTCGACGGCCTTCTCAATACGTCCGTGCTCCTAATCAGCACGTTAACCGAATCCGAAAGCATGTTGGGGTAACGCCATGTCAGTATTCATCGGAGACACGGGGGTCAAGATCATCCTCGAAGTCGGAACGGATATCACGTCTGCGACAACCCGCAAGATCAAGTACCGCAAGCCGGGCGGAGATAGCGGGTCGTGGACGGCCATCCAAGAATCCTCGATCAGCATTTCCTATACGACGACAGCAGCGACGGACCTGAATGAGGCTGGGCGCTGGCGCTTGCAAGCCTACGTCGTCACGCCTTCCTGGACACTGAGCGGAAAGATCGCCAATATCAACGTCCTGGCAACGATATAAGGAGATTACGCCATGAGCCTTGATGCCTATGCCCTCGTGACCATCGATGATGTTAAGGGATACCTCGGCTCTCTTCCCTCGCGGGATGGCCTGTGGGTCTATTGTTCCCAAGCTGGAGCTACGACAGCAACGGTGGAGGTGACACCGACGACCATGATCCTCGTCATTACCGGAACCGGGGCCGGGACGAATACACTGACCTTTGCCGATGCCAACAAGAATACGGTCGCAGAACTCGTGACGGCAATCAATGCGCTCACGGGATGGAAGGCCGGGGCAATATATGATGGTAACGCCGATTCAACGGACCTTGTTATCACCGCGGCCATTTCCTGCCTCGGGGCCGCCCAAGAACTCACCTTGAAGATCGAGGACAACTACCTCATCGAACGCCTGATTGATCGGGCGACATATTTCCTCGAACGTTATTGCCATCGGAAGTTTATGAGCCGGGCCTATTCGCGGGAGGTCTACTATGGCTCGGGGCATGGGAATCTCATCCTCGATCAGTATCCAGCGACAACGATAAGCCGGGTCTCGATAGGCCGGACAAACGCCTTTTCCGTCACGAACACGACGGCGACGAATCACGCGACGGTCGAGATAACGTCATCGGCGCTCAAGTATTCGGCGGACGGCGCGGCGGCAACCAGCCTGACGCTTGCGAGCTATGCTACGATCAACCTCCTCATCGCGGCGCTTAACCTGGTTGCAGGCTGGACGGCAACGCTCCTCAGCTCTACCTACGGCACGCGCAAGGCAACCGACCTCCTCATCAGGCCCGGGATGTATTGCAAGTCCCCGACCTCTGCCTGGTGCGAGATCCCGAATGATGAATTGACGGACTACCAACTCATCTCACCGTCCGAGGACCGGAACTACGGCATCCTCTATTGCCCCGGTGGGTGGGTTCGGGGCCAGGAGTATTTCGTCGATTACACGGCGGGCTATGCTACGGCACCGATTGACCTCGAAGATATCTGCATCCGACTTGTCGTCAATCGCTATAACCAGAGCAAGAAGGACGGGTCTATAAAAAGCGAAAGCCTGGGCGACTACAGTTACACGATGGCCGATATGCGTTCGCTTCCCGACGACCTCAAGGAAGCCGCCGACCTCTATAAGAGGCTCGTTCTCTAATGGTCATCATCGACTATCGCGGCCCGGACGCTCCGCGCTATGCCCGCATATCTTCGCGTGCCGACCTCGGGGCCTGTATCACCTGGCTCCTGGAAGTGCTTGACGAGATGGAAGCCAGGGGCCGCGATGCCGATACGATCGTCGATCTCAAGGATTATAACGGGGTGGCAATATGAGCTTCGCGTCGCTCCTCAATCAGACCGTTGATATCAAGCGCAGGGTGCAGACTGCCGACGGACAGGGCGGATATACGACGGCATGGTCCGTCATCCATAGGCGCGTCCCCTGCCGATTCCAGGCGTTGACTTCGAAAGAGGCGATGCTGACATATGACAAGGCCGCCGTCTTTGCTAATTACTATGTTCACGTGGAGCATCTATCCGACGTTGCCGAGGGGGACAGGCTTTACCTCGGGACGCGAACCTTCGATATCAAGCTGGTTCAGGACTGGGACGAGGTCGGTAAGTATCTCAAACTCGCCGTATTGGAAATCGGAAGGGGGGAGTGATGTTCTGGGCCATTCGCAGATTCGTCCGTGATATCCCGTATCGTATCCGAAGTATCGTCTTCCGTCTGCGACATGGGTTCTCGATAGAGGACGTATGGAACCTGGATGATGCTACAGCTCGATTCTTGTCCGCGAGACTTCTGTATCTGGCGGAGAATACTTCCGGATATCCGTCAGAATTCGACGGCGAGGATGGCGATGAACTCTGGAGTGCCATTCTATTCAAGATGGCCGATGGATTCGAGCGGATGACCAAGCCGGACTGGGATTCGTTCGACCGCGACGAAATGGCCTATACCGAGGAATGCCTAGACCTTTTCCGGGAGTTTTTCTTTTCACTCTGGGACTAACATGGGAACCGTTAGCGTAAAAGTCGAAGGTATCGAGAAGACGCTGGCGAGCCTCAAGAAGTGGCAGATCATCAAGCGGCAGGCTTGCGAGGATACGCTGAAGAAGATCGGGTTCAAGGTCGAGGCTGATGCGAAACGGATGACGCCCGTCTGGACGGGACGGCTTCGGAACTCCATGTCAACGAACTGGTCCGGGTCAGGCATGACGAAGGGCAAGGTAAGCGGAACGGCCAAGGCCGACGATGGTGTCGGCGAGCCGCAGGGCCCGAAGGGATTGGTTGTCGTCGTCGGGACAAACGTTCTTTACGCGCACATGCAGGAATTCGGCTCATGGGGCGAGGGTCCGAAACCGGGTCCGGGTGAGACCATGCCCAAGCGTGAGCATGAGGCATGGCCGCGTCCGCAAGGCGGGTTCCAGATGCTTACTAAAGCCTATCTCCAGCACGAAGGCGAAGTCGGCACGGAGATCGGCAAGATCATGGGAAAGGACGAAAAGGTTTGATACCGCTTTTTAAAGTGCACATGCCGTCGAGCTTAGACGGTCCACTCCTCGACGTTTTACACTCTGGCTTCATAGGACAGGGAGCGAAGGTCGAGGAGTTCGAGAAACTCATCGGCATGTTCGTCGGCAATGAACACGTACTCACCGTGAACAGCGGCACGTCGGCCCTTCAACTGGCCCTGAAACTTGCCGACGTAGGCTATGGCGATGAGGTTATCACGACCCCGATGTCCTGCTCTGCCACGATGATGCCGATCCTGATGGCGGGGGCTAAGATCGTTTGGGCCGATATCGATCCCTGGACGGCCTGCATAGACCCGGAAAGCGTCAGGAAAAAGTTTACGGCCAAGACCAAGGCGGTCATCTGCGTAGACTGGGGCGGCTATCCGTGCGACCTTTCCGAGTTGATGACGCTATGCCGTGAGCATGGCGCCAAGCTCATCGAGGATGCCGCGCACGCGTTCGGAGCGCGGTATCAAGGAAAGCGCGTCGGCTCGATTTCGGACTTCACCTGCTTCTCCTTTCAGGCTATCAAACAGCTAACGACAATCGATGGGGGCGCATGCGCGTGCGCGGACGCGGGCGCATATAAGCGCGGCAAGCTCCTCCGCTGGTACGGGATCGACCGCGAGCAGAAGCGCGGCGACTTCCGATGCGAGGCCGACATCATCGAGGCAGGCACGAAGTGGCACATGAACGACGTGGCCGCAACTATCGGCATCGAGCAAATGAAATATCTGCCGTCGATTCTGAGCCAGCACCAGGACAACGCTCTTTGGTACGACGGCGAATTGAGAAGGGCGAATATCAAAACCGTCCAGCCCTTGTGTTATAGGTACGACAGATTTTCTACGCATTGGCTCTACACCGTGCGTGCCCTTAGCCGCGACAGGTTCGTCAAGTGGATGAACGACAACGGGATTCAGACAAGCCGAGTCCATCAGCGGAACGACGTGCATACTTATGCTCTGGAATTCAAGGCCGATCTCCCCGGCGTGGACGAATTTAACGCTCACCAATGTTCTATCCCGGTGGGGTGGTGGCTAACGGGCGACGATAAAGATTACATTCTAAACAAGATAAAGGAATGGGAAAATGTTTGCCTCTAATGGCATTGTCTTTCGGCCCGTCGAGGAAAAGGATCTAGAGGCGATTCGCACCTTGCGGAATGACCCCTCAACTTGGGGCCAGCTCACGTCGATAGGGCATATCTCAGTTGAGGCGCAGTCAGCATGGTTCTCGCGGCTGGACGGCGATCCGTCCCGGGAATACTTCGCCGTATTCACCGAGCGACAGGATGAGCATTACCCCGTCTATTTCGAGGGCGACTTCGTCGGTATCATCCGCATGGATGAGATAGACCGGATAAACCGTTCCGTGCGCATCGGGGCCGATGTTGTCCCGGCCATGCGCGGGCAGGGATACGGGACGCGCATCTATAAGGCACTCCTCAAATACTGCTTCGATTACATGGGGATGCACCGCGCCTGGCTCCTTGTCCTCGATACCAATGAGGTCGGCAAGAAGCTCTACTTCAATGCTGGGTTCAAGCTCGAAGGAAAGCACCGAGATGCCATCTGGCGTAATGGACAGTTCATAGATTATCTCGCCATGAGTATTCTTGAGGACGAATACCGAGAAAGGGTTGCATGATCGACATTCTGATCCCGACGCGCTTTTCCTGGAATTCGATTTGCCTGACTATCGAGAGCATCGTAAAGCGCACTGTCCGCCAGGACTACCGCGTCATCGTTGCCGACAATAGCCTAGCCGATAACCGATTTGCCTGCGAGCCGCACAAGCGGCCGGCCGGGGAAGATGACGGCAACCGGCGCGCATATCTCCGCAACCTGGCCCGTCTGCCCTTCCTGAAGTTTGCCTATATCGAGGTAAAAGAGCAGGGCCGACGTTACGGGCACGGAGAAAACTTGAAGGTGCTGTGCGACGCATCCACCGCTGACTACGCGCTCCTACTGAACGCCAACTCCGAGGTCGTTCGCGGCGACTGGCTGGACGTGCTGTTAGACCCAATGAAAGACCCCGAGCACGACTTGGGTGTCGCCAGATTCCGATCCGGCGGGGCAAGAGAGCATGACTACATAACGCCGACGTACTGGCCCAACATCATGCTCTTGGATATGCGACTTTATCGGCGATACTTCCCAGACCATACGTGGGAGCTAAGGCAGGTGGGCCTCGAGAACTTCGAGCGACCCGAGATATTCGCCGGACAGCCTCCCCCGCGCACGCCCGAGCGCGTACCCCCGCTCGTGTTCGCGGATACGGGATGGACGCTCTGGGAACGGTTGCACTTCGAGAACCCTGCCGGACTGAGGATGATACCGCTTCCCGATAATTACTGGAACACGCACATAACGTGGCGCGGCGGGATAGACCGGAACTCGCATCGACCCGATCACCCCCATGTCACAGGCGTATTGGCTGAAGTCAACGCCGCTCTCGAAAGACTGAGGAACGAATAATGGACTCAAAGTTCCTGGAGACATTCAACTCGCTCGAAGCGCCAATCCAATGCCGGGAGGAGTGGCTGGCCTTCCTAGAATACTGCGCCTCATATTTCGAGCATCGAGGGATTGAGCATCCCGTTGTCTTGGAAATCGGAACGCGGCTGAATCAGCAAAAACCTTTCCATGAACAACTCTTGGGTGCCAGGCACATCGGCATCGACATCACGGACGCCGAGGGAAGGCCGGACATTATCGGCGATAGCACGGCACCGGAGACAATCGAGCGCGTCCGTTCCACGTTGGCCGGACGGTTCGTTGACCTCCTGTTTATCGACGGAGACCACGGTTACGAAGGTGTCAAGCGTGACTATGAAATCTACGGCCCACTAACCAGGCATATCATCGCCTTCCATGACATTAATCTCGAATGGCAAGGCGTGGGGATTAAGCAGTTCTGGGATGAACTCAAGATCAAGGAACAGCAAACCTTTTCCTTCGTTTCGATAGATTCCTGGACGGAACCGGAGATCCGCTTAGGATGCGCTACTCGAATCGGCATCGGCCTAGCCATCAGGAGAAATGCGAATGAAGTCCGTTGAAATCCTTATCCCAAACTTTAACTCCGGTGAAGCCATAGAGTTGACCATCGAAACCATCCGCAAACATGCGGGTTATCCGTTCACGATGACCGTGCGTGACGATGCGACATGGAGCGTTCCGGACGCAAGCATTCAGTTGTTCGAGGGATACGGCGACCTTGCGTACTTGCGGGCATGCCGAGACAAGGGTTGGCTGCATCTGATCGAAGGGGAACGGCGGATCATGCACGGCACAAGCGTCGGCATCATGCTGGACCAATGCACAACCGACCTTGCCATGATCGTCGATTGCGACATGCAATTCGTAGCTCACGGATGGCTTGCCGACATGGTTGCCCTCCAAGAGAAAACGAACGCGGCACTCATTGTCAAGATGGAACATTTCCCCGACGATAACGATTGCCTTCAATCATGGTTTGTCATGGTGGACATGAAGCAATATCCGCTTATTCGAGATAACTGGGAATACAGGGAACGGGAGGATGGAAAGCCGGGACTGCGGGCGACGGGACATTTCATCTGGCGAAACGTCCTCTCTCGTGGGCTCGTGTGGGTGCCGACACCGGAAAGCGTTATCAAAAAATATTATCATCATGCACACCTCAGCGTATTGAGTGCCCCGCAGGTAGGGAAGGAATGGGAAGTCCGCAAGTTGAAATACGCGAGGGTCCAAACTGAGTTGAAAAAGTTCAGGAAGGAGAACAGTGCATCCGCTTAACAGACATTTCTGGAGGGAGACGAGCCGGAAGTATCCCCAGTATTTCAACGATCCGGCCGTCGTTATTGAATTTGGAGCCGTGAACATTAACGGTTCCATCCGCGACTATTTCAACTGCAAGAACTATATCGGCGTTGATTGGCGTCCAGGAAAGGACGTGGACGTTGTAAGCCTGACGCATGAATTCAAATATCCGGCGTCATGTTTTAATACGGTCGCCTCGGCGTCCATGCTGGAACATGATCCGTACTGGAAACAGAGCCTGGCCAAGATGGTCGACCTCATGCGGGGCGACGGGATGCTGGTCATCTCGTGGGGGTCGGCATTGAATAATCCGCATGAACTGGCCGTTGCACCGGACGGAAAGTTTCACACACTTAAATCAAAGATCGTGTTTGATTACCTGGAATCGCTCGGTCTATATGTTCATCAGTTCCTATATGAACACTCGATGTTCTTGGGCCACTCCCCGAAGGTACTGACGGGATGGCAGGCCGGGTTCGGCGAGGTTACGCTTATCGGGTTTAAGGATCCGAAGTATGCCGAGGGGTTCCGAATCATCGATCCGTTCATCGAGGCCGATAGATGAATCCGGTTGCGCTCCTCGTCTCTAACTATAATTCAGGCGACGCGATCCAGCTCTGCGTAGAATCCATCCGTCGCTATACTCCGGAGGGCGCTTATAAACTGATTGTTTATAACGACCTTTGCAAGAACGGAATTGATGATAATTATTTGCGCGGATGCCGGGACAAGGGATGGTTGACTCTGTTTGAGAATACCGGGGAAAAGGCGCTCGGATACCAAGTCGTCGTCAACCGTCTATTGCATGAGATATGCGATACGGAAAAAGCCGTCCTCCTAGATTGCGATATCCAGATCAAGGCGCATGGCTGGCTTGAGGACATGGCGAGACTATTGGAAGACCCGTCCGCTTTAGCCGTATGCGATAACCGGAGTGAGGCGACATGTAGCAGAGGATGGTGTTCGGGATTTTATCGCTTCTGGTTCGGCGGGTTGAACATGGCGGCATACCGTGACGGCATGCAGGTGGACTGGGGATTCAGCGAAGGGGATCGGCGGGAATGGCCTTATTGCGAGATGTTCAAGAAGATCGAGAATGCCGACTTCCCGGAAAAGCATGTCCCGGGATTTGACGACAACAAGGTTTTCAATGACCCCGGTTCACAACTCTGGCTGAAGGTCCATTTTTATAATCCCAAAAAGTATCGAGTCCTGGAGATTCCGCAACCTCTCGCAAGTAAGTTTTATCATTATGGACACGTCAGCTTTTTCTACGATATCCCGGATAATTACGATGATTATACGATGAGGACTAAGGCCATCGGGCTGTCTCGAATCAATGCGGCGCTGAGACAATTAAGGGGCGGAACGTGAACGAACCGCTTGTTAGCATTGTGACGGCGCATTGTAATACGCCGGACTGGATCGAGCTTTTCGTTAAGAGCGTGAGGCGGTTCACGGCCGACGTGCCGCATGAAATCCTGGTTATAGACAACGATTCGCTCGAAGTCAATAAGCGATGGCTCAGGGAACAGCCGGACGTGCGGATGATCGAAGTTCCCCAGCTATCTCACGGCGGGGCGATGGACATTGGCACGCGGGGAGCTTGGGGCCGATATGTTTGTATCCTCGATTCGGATGTTCATATCCAACGTACCGGCTGGGTACAAGACCTGATAGCACTCTATCACGAGAACGATAAAACCCGGCTCATCGGTTGCGTCGGCCCAAAGCATAAGCCGCTTCATCCGCCGCTTTTCTTTTTCGAGCGGGACTTCATTGTCAGGAGCAATATCTCTTGGCAGTTTATACCCGACCCGGCCGTCCCGACGCAGACGGACACGGCGCAACAGGCATATTGGGATATCCTTGCGCTCGGATACGAAGTGCTGAGACTTCCGAAAGGCCCGAAGATATACGAAGACTTTATCGGCGACGAAATATGGATTGCCGGGAAACCGACCATCGCACACATGTGGTACGGGACGCGGTTCCAGGAAAACGGACTCCGGCCCAAGCTGGAACTCGACGGCTATAAACTGATTGACCATATTAAAAATAAAAGATCGCTTTTCGCACAACCTTTTGTGAGGGAGATATTGGGGAATGACCGAACCGCAATCATCATAACGACATTTATGCGGGATGCACTTCTTGTGCGATGCGTTGAAAGCATCAGGAAATTTTATCCTGATATCCCGATCTTCGTGGGCGACAACGGGAATCCGGACGATAAGAAAACGGAATTCCTGAAGGCCGCCAAGTGCGCGCATTTCCAACTTCCGTTTGATCTCGGCGTGAGCGGCGTCCGTAACGAAACATTGAAACTCATCCCGCCGGAATACGAATACTTGATGATTATCGAAGACGACACGGTCTTCACCGACAAGACGCAGGTTGAAAAACTCCGGGCGGTCTTAGACGATGAACCAGCGGCCGGACTCTGCGGTTGCCTATTATTTCTCAAGGATGGGCGAGAACAGCACTACGAAGGCAAGGTTTATAGCGAAGGTACAACGCACTTCATCAAGAAAATTGATTCTCCGAGATGGCGGAAGACGGCATCCGGCGTTCAGTTTACTACGAGCTTTGATCTTATCCTCAATATCTTCATGATGCGCCGCCAGGTCTGGATTGACAATCCGTGGGACACGGCATTTAAGACGGCACTGGAGCATGAAGATTTCTTCCTGGGGCTCCAGCAAAAGACGAAATGGCGCGTCGCCTATACCCACGACGTATCGCTACAACACCTTCCGGAAGGGTCAAACGATTATAAGAAATACAGGTGTCGTCCGGTGGGGTGGAAACTGTTCGGCGAGAAGTGGGGGGTTCAATATGTCAACAGCGACTATAATCTGGAATCGCCGCTTTCTTATGAGGCGATGGCAGAGGGGAAAGTGGTTGATCTCAAGGGTGACTGCCTGAAATTCGCTATCGATGTTTTAAGCGCCAATCAATGCACCTGGTGGCTTGAGGCCGGGACATGCCTCGGGGCAATACGAGAGCGGGGTTTTATCACGCATGATTCCGATATTGACATCGGTCTTCATCCGAAGGAACTGGCACTCTGGGACAAGCTCCATGCCGACATGATCGCGGCCGGGTTTGAATTCTTGCGGGCGTGGACCCACGGCAAGAAGCGGATGGAATTGAGTTTCCGGAAGAACGGCGTCAAGATTGATCTTTTCTTCTTTTACGATGACGGCGATTTCTGGTGGCATGGCGCATTCGGGCCGAACAAGGATGGCGGATGGGACCATGATTGGGAATTCCTTCCACACGTTTTCTCGGCCCATCTTTTCAAGGACTTGAAGCCGGTCACGTTTCATAATCTTCCGTGCTTTCTGCCGAACCCGCCGGAACGGTATCTCCTGGAACGCTATGGCTCGACCTGGAAACAGAGGCAACGGGGATATCGATTCTGGACAGACTGCCGGGCTATCGACCGGAACTATTTTAAGCGGGGCACGAAGGTTGTCTTTATCGGCGGTGTCTGGGATCTCTTCCATGAGGGACACCTGGCAATCCTGGAACGGGCTAAGGCGCTCGGGACGAAATTGATTGTCGGCGTCCTGACCGACAAGGCCGCATCGGATTACAAGGCGCAGCCGGTCATCCCCTTCGAGGCCAGGCGGCGGATTGTCGATGGCTTGAAGTGTGTCGATAAAACCATCGTACAGAACGACAGGAATTCGACAGCCGATCTTGAAGCGGCAAGCGTCCAACCGCACTATCTCGTCCACGGTGATGACTGGGACCAGTGTCCCGGCGAGACCTATGTCCGGAAGCATGGCGGCAAATTGGTTTACCTGCCTTACACACAAGGCATATCGACGACGGAGATCCGGCAGCGGATTCTCGACGGCGAAAAGCTGAAGCCGACGTTCCGCGAGAATAAACTTGCCATCGGCATCAAGACCTTCATGCGCGACGCGGCGTTCTTTAAGACGATGGAAACATATCAAACGACCCTCGCAAAAATCGACCTTCCGTACCGATTCTACATAGCCGATGATGGCCCGCAAAATGACGAGAGGGCCCTGCTCTATACCAAGCTCAAACAGGACGGTCACATGGTCATCTCACTCCCGTTTAATTCGGGGATTTCATTCGGCAGAAACGCCATCGTCAAGCAGGCCAAGGAAGATTATGTCCTGATATCCGACGATGATGTTGTCATCAGGGATGCCGTATCAATCAAAAACATGAAGGCCGTCCTCGACTCGGACGAGAAGATCGGGTTGGTTGCGGCAACGCTCAGGTATGAGAAGGGGGCATTCTTTGCCGGTGAGAACTATGCCAAGGGGATAAGGCTTGAGAGGCGGGGCAAACTCCTGGCTCGCACACCCGCGCCCCGCGAGGTCCACGCCACGGCCGACGGCATCAAGTATGTCCTGGCCGACCAGGTTCCGAACATCTTCCTTGCCAAACGCCAATTATTCAAGGACGTGATGTGGGATAACCGCATCAAGATCGAATTCGAGCACATAGACTTCTTCCTGGAACTCCAGAAAACAACATGGAAGGCGGCCGTTTGCCTGGATGCCGAGGCGTTCCATCTTATCACGGCCCCGGAGGAGGGCTATAACCAATATCGCCGGACGACCCCGATGGCCTATTTTCTTCAAAAGCATGAATTGGGATCGGTAGTCAACCAGTTTTAGGAGCGGATAATGGCAACACGCAAGCTAGGGTTTTCGCCGCTGATGAAGGCGCTTTATACCAGGCTCACAACCGATGCGTTGACTAATACTTATACGGTTTATAACTATGTTCCGGCGACGGCGGTCATGCCTTACGTTTCGTTTGGTGCCCCGATTGGCGTCCGATCCACATCGTTCACGACGCGGGATTCCGAGGTTGAAGAAAACTCCGTTGTTGTTCATGTATGGAGTTCGATTGAGGGCGACAAGCAGGCATCGGAATATATGGACAATATCGTCCAGGCCATCCTCAGCTCGGGTCTGACCATAACGGGATATTTCACGCCGTATTTGGCGCAGCTCGAAATGTCGGAACTCTTCATTGACGATTCCGTGCCGACGCGACTCGTGAGACACGGGGTGCTGAGGTTCCGATTCGTTATGTCTCCGACTTGATAATCATTGCCTTTCTCATGCAGGCATAGTTAAGCCTGCCTTTCGCATAACCCGGCCCGCGAATCTTTTCTCACGCGGACGCGGGAATCAACAAGCAACTACAGCAAAGGAGTATTGCTATGACTACAGCCGCAGTAACCGGCAAAAACATGACCCTCTCCGTAGAGGGTGACCTGATGGCGGAGGCGCAATCGTTCGCGCTGCATTTCGCGCAGTCGATGATCGACGTAACCTCCAAGGATTCAAACAACTGGGGCGACTTCCTCGGCGGCCGCAAGGAATGGACGGTCGATTTCAGCGGACTCTATATCTACAACGACGTTGCCAAAAAGTGCCTCCAGGACCATTTCATCATCGGGACCCCGGCCACGTTGACCCTCATCATTACCATGCCCGATAGTGCAACGTTCACGGGCGAGGCCGTTCTGGAATCGATGGATTACGAAGGTCCGGTCGAAGAAGCATTGACCATCTCGGGATCACTCAAGGGGCAGGGCACGCTTACAGCCTCCGTAAGCTGACGCCTCCTCCTTTCATTCTTCCTCCTTTCTCCCTCGGGGGGCGTCCGCGGGGATGCCCCCCACTTTTTAATCTTTTCAGCTAGGAGTTGGCATGGTTAAACGAACAGTCCCGATCACGCTGGCTGACGGGAAACTCCGACATCTCCGCTATGACTTCAATGCGCTCGTTGCATTGGAGGAAACGCTGGGGATCTCCATCACCAATCTTCGGGAAGCGATGTCCGGGCCCGGGATGCTCAGAGCGGTTCGCGGCATCCTCTGGGCCGGTCTCATTCACGAGGATGAAAGCCTGGGCCTCAAGGCCGCTGGCGAACTTATCGAAGCGGCCAAGTTGGGCGAGATTTCGGTCGTGATTACCGAAGCCTTATCCGTGGCCTTTGGTACGGGCGATGGAGGCCCAAAAAACGCGGAGGAGCCGGCGACACCGGCGGCGGAGACAAGCCCCTCGACGGGCGCGGCTTCCTCAGAGCAAGCGAGCGAACAGCTTACGCACTAGGCTTGCGTCCCTGGGAATTCTTGGCCGTGACGCCCGGGGAACTCTGGATCATGGCGGATGCCATAGGCGAGCGCGAGCGCGTGCGCGAGAAGGAGATGTGGCGGCGGTTCGCATTCCTGGCGGCGGAAACCGTGAACATCTCCGGGAAGAGCGTCCGAAGGCCAGTGCGGGCTAAGGACCTGGTTCGCTTCGATGATGATGACAAAGAGAAGAAAGGATTGACTCCGGCTGATATCGAACAGAGGAAACGACAGGCAATGGAAACCGCGAAACTTCACAAGTCAAAATTCTGGACAAAATTGAAGGATACGTCTGTCCAGAAATTGACCGGAGACTGACATGGGCGAGATCGGAAATATCTGGATTAAGATCGGCGCAAAAATTGACGACTTTGAGAAGAACATGTCTGCCGCCGAGAAGGCGATGGTCAAGGTCGGCGACAAATTCCAGGGTATCGGAAAGACACTGGGCATCGCCGGTGCGGCCATCACCGCCAGCATGGGCCTCATCATTGCCAAAACCGCGAACCTCGGCGATGAGTTCTATGATCTCAGCCAGCGCACTGGCATCGCCGTAGAAACGCTGTCGTCCTTCAAGCTCGCTGCCGACAAGAGCGGAACATCCATAGGCGGATTCGCAACGGGCATGAAGGGCTTGTCCCGCGCCATGTTCGAGGCGGCAGGCGGCGGCAAGGAGGCCCAGGAAGCATTTAAGTCTGTCGGGGTGTCCGCAACGGACAGTTCGGGCAAACTTCGACCGCTCGACCAAGTCATGCTCGATGTGGCAGATCGCTTTGCCTCGATGGCAGATGGTGCCGAGAAGAACGCTCTGGCCATGAAGCTCTTCGGCAAAGCCGGCATGGATCTCATCCCCATGCTCAATCTCGGACGCAAGGGGCTCGAAGAAAACGTTGAGCAGATGAAAAGGTTCGGCAGCGTTACCCTTGAAGAAGCCCGGGCGGGCGATGCCTTCAACGATGCCATGACGGACCTACAGGCCGCGACAGGCGGCCTGACCAGGACTATTGGCAACGCCCTGATTCCGGCCATGACCAGTCTGGCAGCGAAGGCTTCCGAGATCATCGCCAAGGTCAGCGCATGGGCAAGGGAACACCCATTGCTTATTAAGGTTGTAAGCGGAACGGTCTTGGTAATCGGGGGATTGCTAACAGCCCTGGGAACTCTGAGCTACGCCTTTGGAACAATACTAAAACATATTCCGACATTGATAACGGGCCTCAAGACCCTAAGAGCCCTGCTGTCCACACTGGTATCTAAAACGATTGTTTTTACGTTCGCCATAGCCGGGGTTGCAATCGTCGTGGCGGGCGTCGCTAAGATGATCGCGGATTTCAAGAAGCTCCGGGAAGAGGGTAAGACAACGGCAGATGCCCTGACGGCGATGGCTCCGAGTTTCAACCCGTTTAAGAACATGTCCCGCGAAGGTCTCGGAAAATTCTTGACGGACATGGATGCGGCCCGGGATAAGTCGATTAATCTCAAGGGCGCGATGATCCTGCTCGGTGATGCCTTCCGCGCTATCAAGGGGGCCATCGACCCCGCAACTTCAAGCGTTGCCAACCTTGCCGCCATCTTCAAGGAATTCGGCCTCAAGACCAAGACTGAACTCACGGCTGAACTGGCCAATGCTGAGGCGGCGCTCAAACTCTTGAAGGCCTCGGTTGAGGCGACGCCCGGGGCCATTACGACCTTAGAAGATAAAATTAAATCCCTAAAGGAAAGCCTCTACGGCGCGCGGACGGAGACCGAAACACTCACCGAGACATTCACCCCGATGGCTAGGGGGGCTGCGTTTGTCCGCGACGTGATACAGGGGTTCGCGGGCGAGTTGACAAATACATTCCTTCCGGCGGCTCGGGACATGTCGCTGGTCATGGCGGCGGCCCCGGGCACGTTCAATGAGGTTGGGAGTGCGGCAAGCCGTCTTGAATATGTGTTTAAGGCCATCGGCGATGCCATCGGCGTGTCGGCTGCAACGGTCAAGGTTGCGGTGTGGAATATGCAGGCCGATATCTTGGCAATGATGGGGATTATCCTCCCGAAAATTCAATCCCTCCCCCAGGCGATCGGGCCGGCCATGAATGAGGTTTCCACGATTGTTACCAATGCCGTGCAAAATATCGCTGGGGCCATTGCTGGTGCATTTAATCTTCAGGGGCTTTTCGGGGCCGCACCAAAAACAGTTAAATTCGACAGCTCCTATTATGATGCAATGATTAAAGCGGCAACGGCAGCTTACGATAAAGAAAGAGCCTTGATTGAAGCCAACAATGACGCTCGCCTTAATGCGGCTCGCAAGGCTTACGGTGCACAGGAATTACTTATCAGCCGAGCCGAAGAGGATTTTGATCGAGACCTAGAACGTCACTACGATTCGCAGGACAGGGCGTATGAGCGTCAGTACGAGAACCAGAAGAGGGCTATTGAAAACAGCAAGATGACGGAGGCCCAGAAATATGCGGCACTTCAGGCATTGGAAAGAGCATACGAGGATGCGAAGGCCGCTAGAGAAAAAGCAAGGGAAGACAAAAAGGTAGCACTCGAACGCAAACGCGAAGATGCAAAGTTGGCGCGGGAATTAGTGCATGAGAAAGCAATCGAAGCCATAAGAACCGCGGGGTTGGCAAAGCTCTTGGCTTTACAAAATGCTCACCAGGCCGAACTGGATGCTATTCGAGTCGCCGAGGATGCGGCGCGGCAGAAGCAGGCCGATGATGAATTGAAAAGACAGAATAGCCTCTGGACCAAGGTCAAGGGAATATTTGCTACAGCCATTGAAGAAATGCTCAAGCTGTGGATTGGAAAATTTATTGCGAACATTATCGGCGGGGCGGCATCGGCGGCGACGGGCGTCGCCACCTCGATGGCATCAATCGGAACAACGATTGCCTCGTTGGTATCGACAGTTGGAACGGTGCTGACAACGCTTGTCGCATCCATTGGAACGGCCATTGTGACATTGGCAACGGCCATCGGGACGGCTATGGTGACGCTGGCAACGGGGATCGCTTCGGCGGCAACGATCATCGCGGCGGCGGCCCCAGCGATCATCGTCACATCCTTGCTGGCGCTCGGCATTATGGCCGGGCTGAATTTGCTCAAGCGAATCTTCGCTGCGGGCGGAACCGGGGCGGGTGACGGCATGGGCCGCGTCGTCGAACGGCAGGACATCCAGATCAGCCTCCTCACGAGGATATTTGATACGCTCAACGACAATATCAAGACGGCACTATGGGGCATCTCGACTAAACTGGACAAGGGCGTGAAGGACAAGCTGGTAACGATCAGCGGTTATCTGAAAACCATTGCCTCCAAAAATTATCTTGCCACGGCTGTCGGCTATCTCAAGAGCATAGCGGCTACCATTGGAAACTTGACGGAAGGCGTAACGGAAACGACAACGGCAACCGTGACGAGGGGCGGTGGGGAGGGTTCCGGCAGTTCGCACTTCGCTTCGGGCGGCATCGCATGGACTCCGCAACTGGCTCGTATAGCTGAGCGCGGACCCGAGATCATCATGCCGCTCCGGGAATACCGGGCCGATGCTACGCCGAGTGCGGGCGGGCGAAATCGTTCCATTAACCTCACGTTCAATGTCAACGCCATTGACCGGGCCGGTGTGGAGACGTTCCTCCGAAGGGATGCCAAACCTATCCTGCAACGGATGTTCGACCATAATGATTTCAATGTGCCTACGGGCGCGGTAGGGGGTGCGTGATGGCGCTAGAGCATACCCGGTTCCTTTGGAATAACCTCTTCGATGACGCGATCCTAGACGCATCATCCGAGGCGACAAACTATCCCGTCGAGAACATCCAGAACGAATGGCCGACCTTCGCATGGCGGGCAACGGGCAAAGCAAGCGAATGGGTATCAATCAACCTCGGAACCACCTCGCCCGGCGTTAAGGCGCTCGTTATCAAGGGTCATAATTTCAGCGCCGGGGCATCCATCCGCATCCAGGCCGACGACGATCCGGCCTATGGTTCCCTCGATGTGGAACTTATTCTTCCCGTCGTCTCCGAGACCATGACCTGCTTCTGGACTACGGCACAGAATTATCGATATTGGAGGATTACGATTGCCGACGCCTCAAATACCGATGCCTATGTCAAGATCGGACGCATATTCCTGGGGGGTTATTTCTCGCCGACTTACGACGTGTCGTCCTATTCGATGCAGGTAGATGATCCATCCGGGGTTGGGCTTTCCGTCGGCGGCCAACTCTCGGCATCCAACCGGACGCACTACAAGGCATGGAATTATCAATTCGCCTATGTCCCCGGATCGGATAAGACAACCTTTGAAAGCATCTTCACCGAGGTGGGATTCTCGAAGCCTTATTTCATCGTCGAAAACGTTTATGATTCCACATCGACGCGCTATGCTAGGAACACCAGCCCGTTCAATTTCAATTTCCTATTTTATGACGTGACCGGCGGGTTTGCCTATGACATGGACTTCTCCATCGAGGAGTGCCGCTGATGACCTTCAACCCGGCGCTAACGATTCAAGACCTTGTATGGCTGGCCGAAATTGAGCCTGCCCGGAGACTTGAGGGCGCAACATGGAGCCCCACCGCGCCGAGTTGTTATTACATCGCGCACCCGGAAGGAAAGCCCTCCCGCGTCCGGCAATGCCTGAAATCTACGGGTGTTATCATAACCTATGCGCCGGACGTGGCCGACTTGGCGACATGTCAATCCACGGCCTCATCCTGGTATTGGGACGCATCGAATACGCGCCTCTACGTTCACACATCGACGGCGGCGGATCCCGGCGTCGGGAGTGGGCTGTTCTATGTCAATTCCTATTTTTGGGAGCGGTTAGCAGACCGTCAAGTCGATCTTGATAGCCATCCCTACCGGCCGCTTCTTGCCCCATCATCGATTTCCGACCTGAGTTATGAGGCGACGCTTTTCAGCTCCGGCGGGATTACGCAAAGTTTCGGTTCGCTGAACGTTCTTAATCCTGACGGTTATTGGGACTCCCGGCTTGCGGCCTATGTCTATGAGGGCAAACGCATCCTCGTTAAGTTCGGCAAATACGGCGATGCCTATGCGGATTACGTGAAGCTCTTTGACGGCTATACCGGCGGGATAATATGGGGGGACGAGTCTGTCGAATTCGATATCGAAGACCCGCGAAGGTTCCAGGAATAGCCATGCTGAATATCAAACTTCCCAAGACTCGGTATAAGTTGGCGGCGGGCGTTGCGCCGAATTATCCAAATCTTGAAGAGCGAGCCGATGGGGCGCCGATACCCATCGCGTATGGCGACCTTCACGGCGTTATTCCCATTTGCATTGACAAGACAACCTTCAAGTACAAACTGGCCGGCCACGCCATCCATGCCATCGACGCCGTCATGACGGAGGAGGCAACGCTCACCTTGACGGCAGACTATACGGTTGATCTTGCGCTGGCAGAATTCACGCTTTGCTCTACGCCCTACCTTGCCGCCAATACGCTCTATTATTTTTACATTGAGGCCAGTTATGTCATAAGCGGTACTAATTATATTTCCTTCAAGAAATGCGCGGCTCCCGGATATGCGGGGGGTCAGGCGTTTCAAATTGACGGCGCCGGGGTCTGGACGGCCGTCCCGGGCAGTGATCTCTTATTCCGGGTACAGGGCAGCACGACGCTCAGCGGCCGAACAATCCATCAGGTCGTAACGGGTTGCGACAGGGGGGCGGGATTTGCACTCAGGGATCATGCCGATCGGACGCGGATCGGCCAGTCCTTTACGACCGGAGCCACTCCCTTCTATGCAAAGCTCCTCCAGTTTTGGACGACCAAAAAGGGTGCTCCTCCGGCATCGACCGTCCGGTGTACCATCCTGTCGGCTTATACTCCCGCCGAGGTTCGCATCGGGGCGCAGTCGATCGTCCAAGACATCGACGTCGATCCGACATGGTGGAGTTTCAAGAGTTATTTTCCTCTCCAGTCGGATGAAACGAGTTTCCTCTGCAATATCGAGGGCGCAGAAAAGACGATCGGCGTTGCACCCCCGGCTGTCGGGGCAACCATTATTGACGGGGCCAATTTTCTGGAAGACTTGGTCATAACGCGACTCGGCAAAACAACCGCAGGATTACTGGATGCGACGGCACTGGCGAACTTCAAAACGAAACGGACGCAGGCCATCGCGGCCTATATTGACCGCGATACGACGTTCGGCGAGATCGTCGGGAAGTTGGAATCATCCCTCCTGTTCAAATTCGTTCCGCTCCATGATGGCACGTATGCACCGACGGTCTATGAGGCCGACACCGTTGAGGTGCGACCGCATTTCTTCGATGAACATTTCCTTTCGTTTTCTATGCGGCACGATTTCTCGGCAGTCAAAACCATCGTCAAGGTGAAGTATGACGAAAATCCGGGGAACAATGAATTCAAGGTGACTGAGGCCGACTCCGATGTTGCCCGTTTCGTCTATGGCGTAGAGGATACGCTGGAGGTCGAAACGTATCTAAAGACCGAGGCCAATGCGGCGACGCTGGCGGCAGACTATCTTGGGATGTACGAGACGCCGCCGCTGGAGATCACTTTCGAGATTCGGGGCTATGGGCTAAACCTTATCCCGGGGCGCGATAAGGTGAAGATCACGCGCACGCGGGCGGCATACGCGGGAGGGGCGCTGAGCGGCATCCTGTTCAGGATCACCAAGATCACGAAGAAACCGGGGACGGCATCGACGGAAATCGTCGCTGTCCAGGACGATCAAACTTACTGAGAAAACCATGAGCATCGGGGAAAAGTTCGCAACGAAGAACGAGGTGGAAGTCCTGCGTCGGAAGCTCCAGTTGGCCCTCAGCGGGGCGACCATCGTCCAGATAGAATCGGAAGAAACGGGGGTAGCAAATTTCACCGACCTTGCCGACGTTCCACCGACTTATGCGGCGGCGGGGAACTGGGTCGTGCGGGTCAAGAGCACGGTTGATGAACTTGAATTCGCGGCTCTCTTGGGGACGACGAACCAGGTCTATGTTGCGGAAAACGCGGCTGACTTCACGCTATCGCTCCCGCAGAATATCCACACGGCAGCGACCCCGACGTTTGCGGGACTGTACTTGGAGTCCGATACCATCGCGCCGTTCCTGAAGATGACGAACGAGAGCAACGTGGAGCGAGACCCGATCCACCAATGGTCCGTGGGGGCAACGCCAGCCATTAAGTTTACTCACGGAGTCGATGATAGCGATAGTGATAACCTCAAGTGGTGCAATACGGACGCATTGGTTGATACGGTTCTATTCAACGAACTCTCCGACGATTTATTTGTCTCTGATACGACGAATGCAAGAATCCACAAACGTTTGAAAACAACCCTGGCTCATGTCCTGCACCTGGATGATGGAACCAGCCCCCTGTTTTGGGGAATGTGTTGCGATGGGGATTATGTTTATGTGGTCGATGTGGGGGGGCACACGGTTGAAAAATATCAGGCATCTGATTTAACTCTCATCGCATCGGCAGGAAAAATCGGCGGGGGGTCCGGCAACGGGGACGGTGAATTCAGCAGTCCTCGTGACGTATGCACGGACGGCGTTTATCTCTATGTTGCGGATTACGCCAATTACCGAATCCAGAAGTTGTTGAAAGACGATCTGAGTTTCGTAGCTAAGGCTGGTTCGGCCGGGGCAGGGGATGATAACTATAATTTCCCCATAGGTATATGTACTGACGGATATCACTGTTGGGTCAGCGATTCCACTAATTATCGCATCAAGAAAATCCTCTGTTCCGACCTGAGTTACGTTTCAAAGATAGGCTCTAATGGCACGGGTAATGATCAATTCAATTATCCCGTAGGGATCTGCACCGACGGGACGCACGTTTATGTTGCTGACATTAATAATGATCGCATTGTAAAAAGACTCTGTTCCGACCTGAGTTATGTATCCGAACAAGGCTCTAACGGCATCGGCAATAATGAATATATTCAACCGGCCGGCGCCACTACCGACGGGACGCACGTATGGGTTTCCGAGGTTGGGAACAATCGCATCAAGAAAATCCTCTGTTCCGATCTGAGTTACGTTTCAAAGATAGGCTCTACTGGCACGGGTAATGATCAATTCAATTATCCATACGGAATTTGCGTGGCTTACATCCCGAATCGTGTTTTTGGAAAACTTCTGGTTCTCCATCAAGATGGTTCTTATTTCGATGTTTATCCGAAACTAAGCCTGTATAATTCTTTGATATTTCGGGAGGATTCCGTTGCGGAGGTCGAGTATGTCGAGATCAAATCTCCCACATCGATTGTTTCGTATACACTGATTTTGCCCGGGGCGGCGGCGGGGGCGAAGAAACATTTATATTCGGGCGCGACGGGCATCCTAGATTGGGGCCAGAATGTCGATACGGACAGCGGGCCGACCTTCGATCACCTTCACCTTAGCGCGACGAGCAACCAGATTGTTTTGCAGAGCGCGGGGGTGACCGGGACGATCACGGCGACGCCTGCCAGCTCGAACAAGGTTTGGACGCTTCAGGATTTCACCGGGACGATTTATCAGACCGGTGGGACGGACGTCGCCGTGGCCGACGGCGGGACGAATAAAAGTTCATGGACGCTTTATGCCATCCCCTATGCTTCAGGCACGACGACCATCGGCGAGATAGCGATAGGGGCCGCCGGGAAGGTGCTGGCAGTCAACGGCGGGGCTAATGGATATGAATGGATAGCGGCGGGCGGAGGAGGGACGTTCCTCACCCTTACCGACGTTGACGAACCTAACTATACGGGCCATGCCGGGCATTTTGTTGTGGTCGATGGTGATGAAGATGCTCTCATATTTTCGGCTTCTTCTGTCGCGGCTCACAATATCCTGTCCGCCACGCACAGCGACACGACGGCGGCAAGTCCGGTTGCCGGAGACATCCTCTATGCTGACGCCACGCCCAAGTGGACGAAGCGCGCGAAAGGGACTAATGGCCACGTTTTGACTTTGGTTTCCGGCCTTCCGGATTGGGCGGCGGCTGCGGGCGGCGGAACGCACAGTCTTTGGTTCCCAGACGCCTTCCCCGCGTCGCCAACGTCCCAGAGTGATCATTTTGACGACGCCTCCCTAGATGCCAAATGGCATGAATTTGATACGGCCGGAAAAGTGGTGATATCCGAAGCAGACCACCATGTTAAATTTGCCATAACGAGTTTAATCAATAATCATGCTGGAATGTGGCAAACATTACCATCGGGAGATTTTACGATTACAGCGAAGATGAGAACGGAATATGCCAAGAATCTTGAAGCTAAATATATGTATTGGGGAATAACCCTATTTCAAGATGCCACCAATAATCCATCCACCTGCGACATACTTATTTTTCATGTATATCAATACAACAATACTGTTACGTCCCAGGTACTTTATTGGACGGATTATGATAGTTATAGTTCGACCGTCTATGCCGGGCCAACCATAATGGTAGCACCATTCCAGGCCATATATTTTAGGGTAAGAAGAAATGGGACTAACTTTTATTATGATTTATCACTTGATAACCTATCGTGGAAGCAATATGCCGGGCCGATTGCACAAGGGACTTATTTTACTCCGGCGGAATTCGGGATAACCTGTTATCAGGAATCCGGCGCGGAACAATACGTCTATTGTGATTGGATTTATTATCAGGCATCAGACAATTTCTTGGCTTCGGCGATTGGTGCAAGTATTAGCATTTGAAAGAGACGCAATGATGGTATATTTTTATGCAGATCAAAATATTGGGAGATTTAATCTGGTACATTCGAGGGTGCGGCAATGATTTCTGAAGATCGAGCAGGGATCGGTTATGGCCTCATGGGTCTATTCCAGGACGACGCTAGGTTCGTAACCTTCAATGGGCAGGCATGGATACTTGATGAAACGGCCCTGACCGCACATCTCAAGGCGATTGCCAATGCCGGAACCAACGTCGTCCGTGTGCTTCCGTGGGGGGTATGGGGGACGCACAAATACGGCAAGGCGTCTCAATTCCAGCCCTACTTCCTCGATACCAGCCGGGACAAGTGGGACTTGAGCGCGTTCAACACGCACTACTTTCCTGTCGTCAAGCGGGTCATCGAGATCATAAACGGCTTGAACATGAGCGTCATGTTCTGCCCGTTCGACAACTGCCAGTTCCACGGAGGCTATTCCAAGTGGTCGCCCTGGGTCTCGAACGTGCAGGGCATCAAGACGCTCTACGATCCGGCAGCAGACGTCTACACAAAGCGGTGGGTGTCGACAATGACTCTCAGGTTCAAGGACGCCGACGTGATTTGGGCCTTCGGGAACGAGATGAATAACGCCGCCTTCCCCGACTTTGCCAAGCGCGTCATCTTTCCATACGTCAAGGCGCGTAAACTCGATTTCAATCGGCTGACCTACGGCGCGACGATGATGAGTCGAACCTATCTCGGCAATAACCAATATGACGATACGAAGTATTGCCCGCTCGATTTCGTCAAGAAGGATGTCGGGGTCGCCTTCGGGGACGAAGCCAAACTTGACATGTATCGGGAGATCCACGGATGCGGGGGGGCGGCAGAGGGGTCGGAGCGTCCGTTCGGAGCCGACGTTGACCAAGCACTTTGGGGATGGGGCAAGAATCCCATCCGCAAAATCTTCTCAGACGACGGATGCTACACGGGGAACAGCAAGTGCGATAAGCGGGACAAGGGGGCCCGGCCATCGGCTGAAACGTGGGGCAAGATGGCGACGTATATCCTCGCAAACTATCCGACCACGAAGGGGGGCCGGGATAGACTGATAAACTTCGAGCATCTTCCCGGCGTCTATCCGCCCAATGATATTTGCCAGGCCGCGACAATCAGGGCGATCAGCATGGCGTATCGGGCGAAGTTCGGAGTGTGGCCGAAGAACTACGGCAAGCATCCATGAAATAGCCCCGATTTGGGCCTGAGAAGCCCGTAGGTGCATTATTATTGCCAAGCACAGTATTCGCTATCGGTTTCACTACCCGAGCCCTCCAGCGTCATCTGGGGGGCTTTTTTTGTCCCCAAATTTGCCATCATCGCGGATAATCAAAAAATCAACGATATGAATCGAAACTCGGATTTAATACGGGTACGTGGGAATAGAGATCAAGCGGCACGGTTTTCCACTCCGGCTTCTCATAATTTGCAATGGCCTTATGGATATTCTCCGCCCATTCTGGCCTCTTTCGCGGTCCGCCAACAAAGGCAATGTCCGTCACTCTTTT